GGACAGGGAGAATAGACCCCGGCTGAACATTCGTAAACGTGAGAGTGGTTCCAAGAGCCATGTCGACTTTAATGTTCCCGGCGACTCCTACGAACAAGGCCCGAGTGGGCCTGATGTCCACGGAGTCGGAGGGGGTCACCGCAGCCGCGTCATAAGCAGACACCGTGGCGTCTGCTGTACGGTATGATGGGGTTCCAGCCATGCGTCAGCCCTCCTTCTTTGTAGCAGCCTGTTTAGGCGCTGGTTTTTTAACCATAACCGGCTTTGGCGACACTTTTTTGAGTGGAGTGCCGTCGGGGTTTAGCCCCCGACGTTCGAGTTCTTCGATAGAAGGCGCTTGAAACCTATTCATAGTCTAGCCCCTTTATGACGCAGAAATTGTTGCGCCTGTATCGGAGCGCTTCCAGTCTGTACCGTTTGAAAAAGCCAAGATAGCGGAACCAGCAGCGCCGTTTGATACGTACACTAGCGTACCTGCGCCAGCGGTGGCGGCAGATGGAGCGTTAGCAACGGTGTATGTCGGAACCTTAATATCGCCAACAAAACCAGCGGTCGAGGTCACCGGGCCTGAGAAAGTAGTGGAAGACATTTTAGTACCCTTTGCATAAGGATTCGCTCTGTAGTCTATGCAACGTCAGGCGGGTATATACCTGTCTACAAAGCTAACGTTGTACCCGTTGACTAACTATACAACGAGTACACACAGAAAGAAAGCCCCGCCGAAGCGGAGCCTTCTAAACCAGAAAGTGGTTTAAGTTCTAGGAGCTTACGCGCCCTGTGAACCGTAGATGCCCAGTGGGTCAGAAACACCGAAGCTGTAACGCTCACGCGCTTTATAGCGCACGTTGCCAGTGTCGAAGTCGCCGTCCATACCAGTAGCCATTGCGGAACGGACGAAATGCTTCATGCCGTTAGGAATGTCTGTGGTAATGAAGAACGCGTCGGAGTCCGTCAGGTAGTGATTTACACCGTAACCTTCAGGAATCGCGCCGTTGGTCTTCAGGGCGTTGATATCGTTATCAGCCGTACCCACGCGCATATCTGTCTGCAGCAAGCGAGTCGCTACGAACTGAAGGGCAGGGGGGATGATAAGTTTACGGGCGCGGGCGGCGATAAGAAGACCGCGCTCGTCTGTGTACGCCGCAATGTCGATGATTGCTTGCTCGAGAGAAGTCTCGTTGAGGTCAGCATCAGTCGACGGACGGTTAGCGTTAGTACCGCCACCCACTGTTGGGTGGGCAGTGCTGAACAACGTCACATCATCACCAGACTTAAAGGTGTCAAAGCCCGTGTTGAGCAGTGAAGCAGCTTTAACTTGCTTGGTGTACGCCATGGCGCGAGCCAAGGCTTTTGTGTAACGCGAGGACAACGAATCGTACAGGTTGTCTTCCATCGCTTCTTCAGTGATAGCGAAACCCATAGCGATAGTCTCGTGTGTGTAGCGAGCTGTGAACGCCTCTTGAGCATTGTCGTACTCAATAGAAGAACCTTCAGCTTTTGTTGGTGCTGCACCGAAACCAGACAGTTTGACTTCCTCTTCAAAGCTACGCTCTGAACTTTCTGTCTCGTAGATGTCTTCGTGCTCGTTTTCGTACTTGTCGTACTCAAGACCAAAAAGGGCATTGAGGCCGGGAAGTAGTTCTTTAAGCGCCTGTGCGCGTGAAATAGCCATATTTTATGCCTCCTTACAGGCCAACAGCGTTAGTCATGCTGCTGTAGCCGGGGTTAATTTTAACCAAAAGATCGGGGAACGCATCACTGATTGGTGAGGCAGCGGCCACGATACGGAAGGCGGCGGTGGTAGTAACTGTAGTCGCGTCAACAGCGCTTGTAGAGTTACCAGTCTTGGTGTTGCCAGTAGACGTAGACTGAGCAGCGGCAAAGAAAGTGTTTGCCCCGATGTCAGATTGGTCCATAGCGCCGTCTGCCTGCACTTGAAACAGCACATTTGGATCGTCAACGACGAACGCTTTAATGGCTGTACCAGACGCAGCGACAGTACCAGATGGGTAGTACTGCGAGAAGGTCAACTGACCAGAAGTTGCGTCAACGTACTCGACACCCATAAACACACCAAGCGAACCAGTAAGGGTTGTGCCTGTTGGGAATGCGTTGGTCGTGCCATCAGCGCCCGTTGCAGTTGAGAGTGCGATGTAGCCATCCGCGCCGATATGAACGACTTGACCGTTGAAGAGGTTTGTTGCCTCCCCAGCAGGGTCAATCAAGTACTGAGACGTAGCCCCAGCATAAGCCATACCATCAGCGCGTTTCACCGGCTTTAGGCCGTAGGGAGCAGCTGTAGTAGCCATTTTGCTCTTCCTCCAGATTCATTACTATATCAGTAAAGAGCGGAAGTGCTCCTTACCAGACGATTAGCGCGAGCTACGCTCCGGTCGGAGCATGGGCATACGCGGGTCAGACTCACGCAAATAGTTTCTATCGACAGATTCGGCCTGATTCCGTGCAGACTCAAGCTGACCATAGATGCGATCGTCTCGTTTTTCGGTCGGGATAGCGCAAAGCAACAACCCACCAACTTCGATATTGTCCTTAAAACGGGAGTCAATATCTGACATGATGTGTAGCTCAGGATAGTCTTCTGCCTTTACAGGCACATAGCCATCACGGAAACGACCCGAAACGTTTGTCATATCTGAACTACCCAATGTAGACGTGCGAATCCAACGAAACGAGAGTCCGGCTCGTGGTTCGGGGGTAGGTAGCATAGACGCCCGCTTCCATGGTTTACGGCGTTCCCCCGCTTCACGGGTTTCCGTTGTGCGCGGTTTACGATCAGCCATTTTGCATATCCTTCAGCTTTTGCGCCGCGTATTCTTTGACGGTTAATCCGAGGCGCTTGGCGATTGCGGCCTCCGATGAGGTAACGACAACTTTGTTGCGCGGTGCGGCGGTATTTCTACCACCCGGGGCCACCACGGAGCCAGCCTTACGTTGTGGCTGTCGAACCTCGGGTTCCACGTCCGTAAAGCGATCTGGGTAACGAGCCCTCATAGCCTCGTCTATTTTACCATAATATACATCCGACGTAGAATCAACGCCAGACTCGAGTAGTTCTTCGTGTATGAGCAAGGCATAGCGTTGCATGCCCGCGTCGTTTGTAAACCACTCGTTGTTAGCGACCCATTCTTGCGCCCTGCGATCCGGTTTAGGGATGTTGGGGCGAGCTTGTGGGGCTGGAGCTGGTTCTTGTGGTGCGGCGGGGCGCGCGGGTTTCCAATTCTCTACCCGATCCGCCTCAAACTGCAGCTTTGACAACGCCATCTGCGCTTCGAGCACTGCGTCAGGATCGCCCGCTTCATAGGCTTCCTTGTATGCGCGTTTTGCGTTGCTCATTTCAGACGCCACACGGGCTTTGGCCTCGTTTACCAGAACGCCGGTCCCATCATCGAGGTTTTTGCGGAGTCGCTCAGCCTCTTTTTTCTGGTTTTCAGCGTACGAAATAGCAGCTTCGCGCTCCCGCTCTGCTTCTTCTTTCCGACGACGTTCTTCGTGAAACTCAAACTTCAGTTTTTTTATGCGTTTCTGCACCGAATCACTGTGTTTTTCGAGCTCATCGTCTTCTGGGATATCTGCTTCAGCGTCAGGTGCGCGACGAGGACGCCCTCTGTCTTCTTCGGGAGTATCGTCGGCGATCTCTACTTCAAGGTCGTCAGCCACAATTTCGACTTCAACTACCTCTTCTTCGACGCCCTCGACGTTTGCTTGTTCTTTCCCCAGATTCATGCGCGTGTGTACCCCCGTGGGTCTTCGACTACAGCTTCTACTGTGTCGTCGTTAATAATACGGAACTCTTTCCCGGCCACCTTAAACCGCGTGCCTGAGTACGAACGGAAGATGATAAAATCACCCGCCGCGCACCACGCGCCGTTAGGGAACCGTTCCGTGTCAGAATAGGCTTCCTCGCCTGCACTGACAACGTACCCAATGATGGAAGCCGCTTCTTCCATCTGAGTCAGAGAATCTGGCATATAAACGCCACCCTCTGTTTTACCTTCTAGTTCTGGGATTGCGATTAAGAGCTTGTAACCTTTTGGTTCTGGCAATCTCGCCAACAACTGCTCGTCATCGACTCTATCGGTAGCGTACATTTTAGTCTCCTGCAGTGATTAAAGGCTCACAGTGCCATTTGCGCGAAGTATTTCGCGTTATACAGTGTATTTACATACACAATCGTTAATCATCAACATATCTCTGCTCAATGTCTTTAACATCGTTGCGAATGATGCCCAGAGCCTCATATTTTCCTACGAGCCTCCAGTACGTTTCTTGGTCCTTTGCGCAGCCTTCGGCAAGATGTTCCGCGATAGCGGTGCGGCTCTCATCAAGTCGCTTCAGCATAGTATGGAAGATATTGTCACTCACTACGATCGTCCTTCTGTGCGATGTCCATAGCCAACCGGACAGCCGATTCTTGCTGGTCAGTTTGTAGTTCAGCTACTTTAACGCCGATACGTGCTGCTTCTTTCTCTTCTTCAGAGTCAATACGTGCCTGCTGTAAGCGGGCGTTCTCGATCTTAGCAGCCGCGTCGATTTCGGCCTTTAGCTTGTCCATCTCGATCTTATGCGCCAGCTCTTTTTCTTTAATCATTAACTCGCGCTGTTGAATCTGTGTGAGCGGGTCAGCCTGTTGTGCGGCTGCTTGCTCTGCGGCTGCTTCGGCCTGATTCTTTTGGAACAGCTTATCCGCGGCCTGCACGGCGAGACGCGATACCTGCACCTCAATATCTTCCGGCAACGGCGCTTCTGGGTCTGGCAGCTCTACGCCAAGCTGTTTCTGAATCTCTACACGATACTGCAACGCAACGTGCTCGGTAATGTGGGACATCATCGCGGACTGAATTGCGCTCGCAAATGGCGACTGGCCTACAGCTTGTTGTATTTTGGGGTCGTTCATCGCCATCATATGCGTCTGTATGTGTGCCTCGTGGTCTTGATACGCAAAGGCTTTTACTGGCTCTTGCTGCAAGATCGACATATTCTCAGTCACTGGGTCTGCGGGTTTGATATCCCCCGGCAGTTTTATGATGTCTTCGGCATCCTGAATACCTAAAACCTCAAGCATTTGGCGGTGCAGCTTGCCCATATCATACATTTGCGGTGCTTGTTGCGCCAACTGTAGTGCCGCTTGATACTGCATGATCCGCTGGGCCATTGTAGCCGCGTTAGGATCAGAAACAGGGATAACGTCCACACGACCATCAAAATCAGAAACCCGATTCGCTGGTTCGTCCATCTCGTAGGCGTACTCGGCGGGCATGTAGTCGTGCACGATGCGGGCTAAAATACGGAGCTCTTGCTTCATCGCGGCGTGTAGACGGGCTTGGATACCCGACATAACCTGCATAGACCGCTCCATGAGCGCCAGAGTCGTCCCTACAGGGGCCTGAGCGTTGATGTCACCCACTTGGATGTCACCCACTGCGCCAATGCGACGGCCCTCCTCTACGACGTTCCCTAAGAGGCTGTAGAGCACGCTCGACGGCTCTTTGTACGGCAGGGGCACAATGTTTTCTTTAATCGCGCCCGCTGGCACGTCCACGTCCCGAAACTCGCCCGGCATAATTGGGGTATTATCGCCGGTAATCCGCATGCCTCGGGCTTTAAAGCCCGCTGGGAGGTTGGACAGGGTGCCTGCGTCAATGAGTTGGCGCATGATAGAGGTGGCAGATTTAGTCAGGCCACCTAGCGTATGGATTAGCCCCGTGCCGTAGAAACCCATCCCCGGCAAGTAAGGATAGTGCACGACGTGCATACGTTTTTCACGTTTTGTGTCGTCCTCGTACCAATTTCGACGAATAGCCAATATAGTGGTAGAAGACTTATCGATAGTCACCACGTAGGGCAGCGCGACACCGTCCATATCGCCAAAGGGCTCAGGTAAGTCTAAATCTACGTGCATCTCTAGAACAGTGTGCCGTGGATCGTCAGAGAACGTAGGCTCGGAGCCTTCCAGCTCGTTGTACTTCTCCTCGATGTCTGTGATATCTTTTGTGGCTGCGGGGAGCTCAACGTCAACGTAGAAGCCGTTTACCTGCAATTTCAGGATTTCTTCCGGCGTCTTCTTCATTACATGAGTAAACCGGGGCGCGGTGCGCAGATTAGACGCTCCGTACGACACTACGAGGTCTTCTGCGGGCACAAATTGCGACACAGGACGCTCTAAAATAGGGTCGAAGTAGATTTTCTTGAACGCAGAGCCAGCCATCGGGAGTTTGAAGAGCATCTGCTCCATCTCGTCGCGATAGTCGGGCATTTTCTCCGTAATCAGGTAGTTTAACTCAGTTTCTACGCGTTGGCTCTGCTCGTATTTCTCGGTAGTCAGCTTGCCCATAATCTTAGTGCGGACCGGTCCTGACGCTGGCAGGAGCTCTCCCATAGCCTGTGCCTGAAACTTGATCACTGCCTCGGTCATCATGGGGTGATACACCCCAGACGCACCGTTCCATGGCTCTGTGCGCTCTTCAACCTTCATGCCAAGCAGGTCCATGCCCTTAATATAAGCGCTGGCCCACTCCCCACGAGACTCACGATCAGATTGAAAGTGGTCGACTAACTCAGAGGCTAGGCTGTCTAGCTCGTCAGCGTCAATATGTTCGGCGAGGTTGGCGTCGTGAGCGATTTCTTCTTCTTCGACAAGGGGGTTATTGCCGAAGTCGATGACAACGGACCCGTCGTCCATAACGACTTCGATCGCTTCCGGCTCATCCACTATAATGGAGAGGCTGGGCTCCATGATATCCTCGGACTCTAGGAGGATGTCGCTGGGTTCCATAGACTTCTCAATTGCCATAATATGCCTCACCATACGTTTTTAAGCGCACTATAGCAGGAATAGTGCCAAGGTAGAAGCCCACCGCAGTGTGGGGGCACACTTCAAGTGGGAGGGTCTTTCCGCATGCCCCCACGGACGCTACCGAACGTCCTACAGAGCGTATACTATACATGCACACGTATGTCATCCGCATCAATAGTACGCTGCCCGACGGTGCAAATAAGAGTCACCGTCCTCCATATCTGTAGGTAGGCGGATAAATCCGCCCTGACGGAACCGGAGCAGAGCCATCACGGTGCTGTCAACGAGGTCGTCGTTCGACATAAACGGGAACCCAGCTACTTCTTCCACCAATTCATCAGCCCAGCGTGTCGCCGGTACCCAAACTAGACCCGAGGATATGATGTCTGACACGGAGTTCAGACGCGCGAGCTTGTCACCCGTGCCTCTGTGTGGGGTGTACTCGGTTACCGGGAGCCCCATTCGCCGCATTTCTTGGTAGAGCGCTACCCCGGAACTCTTCTTCTCCACGATAAACGCGTCTGGTTCCCAGTGAGTGTACTCTTTCATAGCCAACCCTTTGAGTTCAGGGAACTCCAGCCGCTCTTTTATGCTGTCCAGCAGAATAATGTTGTGCGAACCGGACTCCTCGTGAAAGAAAACACCCCAAGTCGTCAGCGCGGTGTAGTCGGCCCTGTTGTGCTTCTCTGCCGCGGCGTCGAGAGACATAATAACGTACTCAACAGGGGGTAGTCGGTCATCCGACCATATATTCCACCACTCCCGCTTCACGATCGACGCTTCTTCGGACGTCGGCTGCTGTTGGTACTGCGAGTTCCACTGGAACGCAGGCATCGAGGCTTTCGTACGCTCTAGCGCAGGCAGATCGAAGAACTCGGGCCACAGGGGCTTCTGTACCGGTTTACCGTCTTTGTCCTCGGTGTCCAGAATCGCAGGAAACTCTACGATCTCGTACTGGTCGGCCAGCTCGTTTTTAACCATATCGTTGGTCACGCGCCCCGTAAGATCGTCTTGGTGCCACCTTGTCTGCACGATAGCTACCCGGCCCCCGGGCATCAGGCGTGTACGCGCACCGAAGGTGAACCACTCGTAGGCCTTCTCGAACACCGAGAAATTACCGTTGATTACGTCTTGTTCGGAGTGGGGGTCGTCAACGAGTAAAAGGTCAGCACCGCGGCCCGCAAGCGCAGAACCAATACCGCACGCAAAGTACTCTCCCCCAAAGTTGGTGTTCCACCGGCCCGCGGACTTACTGTCTACCGCGAGAGAGACCTTTGGGAATATTGCCTTGTATTCTGCAGTAGAGATAAGGTTACGTACCTTA